CGGTCGACGAGGGGAGAAGCCCAGGTGTAGTCCAGTTTAATAAAGTACTCGTCGTACTCTACTTCTGGTCCAACCCCAGGGCATCTTTTACCGAATCGACGACGGCATTCGTCAAGGACGACCTGGGCGGCTGCACCAAACTCCAACTGGAGATTGAGGCGCTTACCAGCTCGAACAAGACGATTGTGCAGGCGAACGTAATCGTGAGGCCTAGCGCAGACATCTTTCTGATAACAGGGAGTAACCTCCCCAGAATCAAAATAATGCTTGCCGCAAGACTCAAAAAAACGAGAGCCAGCAGTGAAAGACTTAGAGAAATTGACATTGAAACCTGCCCAAGTTAGCGTCGCTAACGTTGGCATGTAATCAACGTCTTTTACGACTAAGTCATCGCCGTAGACTGAGGAAACGTCAGAGGAACAGGCAGACGATATCAGGGACCAGAAAATCAGACTCTCGAGTTCAAAAGTATAGGCGTTGCCCATGCTAGAAAACTTCGAAAGAACGAATCTCTTACCCCGATATGTGGTCTTGCGAGACCTCACCGAATCAAGCAGCTCAAACCACTCGCGTGGCAAGAGTAGCTTGACGAGGTTGACGCAAAGCGTATCGCTAGCGGAGCTTAAGTCGATAGTCGAAAGACCATCTGCCAGAGCCCTACTAGCGTAATCTTGATTGATCGTCTGGTCATCAAGATTAACGCCGACATGCTTAAGACGACTTCTAATATAGCGACCGATCCCTTGTTGAATAAAACTATTCAGCGTAGGCTCAGCCGCTATAGGTCGATGAGTCTTAACAGTCTTAGGCACCATAACCATACGGTTTGTCTCAACGACCTTTAAGGTCTTGAGAGGACCGACGAGCGACCCTAAGTACTCGTCGCGTGCAAGCACGCGACAAGCGACCGGTATCGCATCGAAAGTTATGGAAGGTCTGAGGCTTTTCTTGGCATGGGTAGCCCCTCTCTTTAGATCGAGAGTGGCGCCCGGGCCAAACCGGCACAATTCAGCTATGCGATCATAGTCAAGACGACCGAGAACTGAAGATATTTTACGCTGAGCATCGGAAATGATGCGAGGCGCCACGGAGTATAAACCCGTAGAGGCTTCAGTTTCAAGTCGCCTGTTCGTCCGAAAGCAGAGCTTCTCGGCAGCCAGCCAAGAGGCGAAAGCAACATCGTCGGGTTTTATACGTGGGTCTTTGAACCCTTTCCACTTTCGTAGAAAGGAGACATACGCATAATCCCTGATGAAACTATCGCGCGAATTGTACATCTTCGGATCGATATCGAAATTGACATAGTCAAGAACGTCATCGAAATGAAGACTCGGTTTCAGAGCGCAGCGCAAAGCTTCCATCGCTGAAAGCTCGACACCCACAAGGTGTTGCGTTTTCTGCATCGAGAACCCCCGGCCTACGAAATGTAGGTCAGGTTTTCGACCATGGCGGTGAGTTGCGCCTCGGCCTGCAGGTTCGCGTTCATCTTCCGGACGTTTTTACGATCCAGAAGAGCAGAGCGCTCCGGCAGAATGTACTCGGTGAACACGCGCGGCGTGTACGAGATCGTGGGCGCAGGAGCGATGCCGGCGACCGTGTTATTAGACACGGTTTCCAGCAAAGGCTCGTGCAGCCCGATCTTGACACGAAACGTGCGTCCCTCCGAGGACTGCTGCGCCGCGGGCAAAGAGGGGCGTGCCAGTTCCATGGAGATCTTCCAGAAGCCAATAGCATTGGCTTGAGATTGATCTTCGAACCAGTACACTCCCTTTGCATCGCGACCGATCGGTACGAAGGTGTGATTTACAGGTGATCCCTGTGCGTCCGCGAGGACGATGTTAGAAGCCATGAGGCCTCCCGTTGAAAGACTTCAATCACTCGAAGTCAGGCGACCGGTTAGGGTCTATTAGTGTCCCTTCAGGAGCTGCGCCAAGAGCGCAGCAGCTGAAATGAGACGCGACGATCCCAGGTCCGCCCCCAACTGGGGAAGGGTAGGAGCTGGATATGAGGTCAGAGGCGTACGATCAATGTTGACATGATAACCATCGAACACGATTACTATCTCGCGTCGAGGGTCACTACCAACAGAATCGCGCACGTTAATCTGACCCATGCAAGGTCCGACACTCAGGTTCGTAACGTAACCGCTAT